GTCAGCACCGTAAAGAGGACCGCAGCCCGGACGAACTCGGTGTCATCCGGGTCAGGAATCGTCGGCGTGACCGTCAATATTTTCCGCGTGCGAGAGGTCCTGGCTGATTCGGACTTCGTGATGTAAAAGCGAAAAGAGGCGTGCGGCCTCCGCTTCGTTCGGGCACACCTTGACGCGCCATGCGAATGAACAGGTTCCACCTTCTTTAGCCTCGAATGTGATCCGGCCAACCTTGGTATTCGCGCCGGTAAAGATAACGTCATCCTTGCCTGACTTCGCGCCCGTGTGGAGCTGGAGCGATGCGGGTGCAAATTCGCCGAGCCACTGGACACTCCCGACACCGGGGTTGCGCAGGTGTTTCAGGTGGCCGTGCATGTCCTGCTGCGCACCGTCATCGAATAGCGCGTGGCGCAGGGTACCGCTCCCGAATCCATCGAGAATCGTGTTATCGATATCGGCCTTCAGGGTGATATCGATCATCGACACCTCGGCGTCCCCGTGAATCTCGCTGCGCAGGTTCAGGCGCTCGATCCGCGCGACGTGCTTCGTAAGTGCGAACATGTTCCGTTACCCCCGTAGCTTGACGTGGACGACAGCGATGCCGTCGAGTGCCCTGCCGAGCATTGCCTCCAGCTCCGTCGTGATCCGCTCCATTTCGTGTGCGCAGTACTCCTCGCGTAGCGCAGCGAGCGCGGCGATCCCCTCCGCAGGGGTATTTGCCTGGGTGATCCGCTCGACCATCCATAGCGTCGAACCCGCACCCTGCCAGAAGGCATTACGCGCGAAGTTGACAAGCTCGTCGCTCATCGTCGGACCGAGTTCAACGGTGCGGAAATTTTCAAAATTGTGGGCGATGCCAGGTATCGGGTCCATCAGTTTTCTCCTTCATCGGTTTCAGCCAGTACCCGGCGTGCATCATCGATTGTCTCGGGCGCCAGTACCGCGCCAACGAGGTCCGTCATGCTGCACGCGCGGACGGTGTAATCAACCTGAGTCAGTAATGCAAGCAGGGCGCGACGCAACTTCAGTTCATTCGTGGTCATCAACGTCTCCCGGTGTCGAGGCCATAGGTCGCTGCTTCTACGTGAAACGCATGGAGCGCGGCCACGCCCGCATCCTCCGGGTTCAGGTCGGCAATCTCCATCTCCGCATCGAGCATGGCCTTGAACCCGGCGTAAAACGCGAGTCGCATCTCCGCGACCTGGATGGGGGGCGCAGCAGGCGAGATAACCCGCGTGCGAAAAAGCTCCCAACGCTCCGCGATGGTTTTCACGGCCGCTCCTTCATGACAGCGCGCCGCAAACGTTCGGCACGCGCGAATTGTGGATCGGTAACGAGCTCCAGCGTTTCGGCGCAGGTTGGCGCACGCAGCCCACCATGCTCGAATACGGACCACGTACCGCAGTAGAGGCACACCGAATAGTCGCCGTCCTTTGGCGAATTGGGCTGCTCCCCGATATTGGTGTAGCCACCAATATCCTTGCCGCAGACCCGGCAGGAAGGTGCGGGTGCAATCATGCTGATTCTCCCGGATCGTCAAAACGCGCAGCGAGGAGTGAGTACTGTTCCTCCAGCTCGCGGCGCTGTTCCGCATTGGCCACGGTACGGATCAGGTCGGCTGCGAGGTTCAGCGTGTCAATATCGGACGCGCTGGTGAGGAGATCGAGTACCTGCGCATAGGTATGGGCGGCCGGCTGGTCCTGGGCGACTGGCGTCGCGCGTGGCTCATCGGCCTTGTCCTTCGCGTCTTTCCCCCCGCGCGCTTTCGCGCCGGTACGAATCCGGGATTTCACCGCGGCGGTTCGGGAGCCGCCAGTGGGCTCTGTCACGTTGGCCCCCGCGTCTCCACCCGGCATATCAAACCATTCGGCCGGAGCGCTCATACCATCGCGCAGCGAGTTATAGATCCGTTTGAGTGAGAGCGCGAGCGCGGGCGTCAGCGCGGACATGTGCCGCTGGATACGCCGCTCGATCATCTCCTTCGAGATACCGAATTCGAGAAACCGCTCCAGCATCCCCGCGATCAGCTCATCGGTGACCTGGACCTTGGTCGCCTGGGTGAGCTCGCACTGCTTCACGGCGGCTTCGATCACGTCGCCGTCAATCAGCGCGAGGATGCACGCGCGCTTACGGCGTGCGCCGTAATTTGCGATCATTTCGTAGACGTCCCTTTCATCCTTCAGGGCATAGCCGCCCTGCTTGGTATCGCGCCAGTGACGCACGGTAAAGGTCCGTACGTCGCGATAATTCGTTTCGTAGTCCCACGCGTAAGCGAGGCACTCGGAGACACCATCGCGGCGCGACAGTTCCTTTACGCCCGCTTCCATATTCCCCCAGCGCTTGGCGAGTGTTTCCGCGAGCCGGATCGAGGGCCCGCTGATATCGTTGCCGCCGCGCGCGTACTGGTAGGTCGCGGCTTCCGCGAGTCCGGGGCGCATGCAGTCCTGGAGTATCCGGTCCATCGCGGTACGCGGATCACGCGGATTCGCGCGCGCGTAAAGGAGCGCGGCCTGCACCTCAGCGACCGCCTTACTCTGCTCGATTGCGATCAGCGCACCGCTGGTCGGCGCAGGCGCGCTCCCGGTATCGAAGGGATTAGCCGTTACCACGTCATTCATTGCTGCCTCCTTTTTTCGCTGAAAAGCGGAAATCGATGTACTTCATCGGATCAACCGCATAGCCCTTGCGCTCCACCAGCTTGCGCGTATAGCCGCCGCCGTTCGGTAGCAGACCCAGCGCGGCATCGCCCATCATGTGCATGAGCCGCGCACGCGCCGCATCCGATCCGGCCTTCATGAGCTTTTCCTGCTCCTCGAAGTCGAGTCGCGCGTAATGGAGCGCTTCCGCTTCCGGGGGAAGGCGGACCGTTTCGCCACTGGAGCCGGGATACATTTTTTTGAGTAACGGGATTGCGGAGACGTGCTGGTAATCCAGCGTCACCGGCTCCTCGCGCTGGACGTGCTGCCAGAACTCATGCTCACCTTCCTCGATCATCTCGATCATCTCCGCGTCGCGCTCGATGACGTAGCACATCAGTTTGTTGCCGCCCACACAGGCCGCGAGGTGCCACACGTCGTAACCGGACGTGGCGAGGTAGTGCGCGCATTGCAGAAAATATTCGGTCGGTACCTGATCGCTCCCGGGCTCGCCCCACTCGCCCAGGCGGTAGCCCATCGAATCGACGTTCTTGCACTCGAGTCCCTCGCGCCGTCCATCGATCGTGCGATCGTAGCTTGCGAGCATCCAGTCAAAGTGCGGGTGATGCGCGATCCGGTTGTGCCGCCGCAGCTTCACACCGTAACGCTGCGCGAACATGTCCGCGATCACCTGCTCGATGAGCTGGCCGAACTTCATCCTCTCGCGCGCCTCCGCGTCGAACATCGTTTCGGGATCGATTAGCCCGAGCTTTTCCTGATAGAGCTGGAAAGCGGTTTTATAGCGCGACTGGCCGAGTGCCGCCGCCGAGTCGCTCCCGCCAATACCCTTCTTACGCCGCGCTGGTGCGGCTAATTCTGCCGTGTCCATCAGTACTCCCTGATAGTTGCTGTTACCGGATGATCCCGTATCCCCTCACGGTGCGCTGCGCTGCTCATCGGGGCGCATAGCACGCGCGCAGCCGATGAGGACGCGCGGCGCTGCAAAGCGGTAGCGCATGCAGAGCCACTGACGGCGTAACGCCTTGGGGATCGTACGCAACACAGCGCGATAGGACATGAAGGAGCGGCGCGTAAAGTCATCGGGTGGCGCACCCGTGTCGCGGCGGGTCCGCACGGTAACGCTCCAGAGGTCGAGATCGGCATCGCGCGAGATCAGCGAAACCTCGGGCGTGAGGATGACCGGCATCGCCGCCTTGATCGCGAGCGCAACCTCGAACAGCGTGTCCGCGTCGCGCGCCTTGAGCGATACCTCTGCAATACCCGCGAGCTCGCGGGAGAGTGAATAACCGGAGTGCGGAAGCAGTGCGGATTTCATGTCGGGTACCGGGGAAAGCGGGGAAAAGTGAGGGAAATCATATGCGCGAGAAATCGTAATTTCAAATTGAAAATATAAGCGGGATTCTGGCAGAGGCGGATATTAACGGAGTAAAAAATGCGTGCTGTAACCGGACAACCGGCGCGCGTTACCCGTCACACTGGAGACACGGTGAGGCGGAGTTCGCGTTCCGCGCCCCGCCAGCAAGCGCTATTGGAGGCTTTCCTCAGAACATGGTTTAACCCGTGTTGCACACTGCTAGCAGTGGGTTTCCGCCCCGTCCCCGATTAGTACAAAAAGGACTTACGGGAGGCGCGCACGATTCTCGCAGTGACTCCGTTTTCAGGGTAAATCCCTAGTCACTCCCTGCTCACCGTGTATTAGTAACAGGATGAATAACAGGTATTAATAAACGGCTTTAAAACTGTAACATTGATACCTATTGATACGTATTGAGACGTCGAGCGGAAGATTTTCCTTTCGTTTGGCATTAGCCGTTTTAAATAATATTCTCAACCCTGATACCGTAATTAATCCGGCATTAAGGGAGAGAGAACATGTCTCGCCGTCCGAAACCCCCCCGGTCAGTCTGCGTACCCGGCGTGATTGCTCTCGCCCGCGCGATCACGCTGGCCGGAAACCAGACCCGGCTGGCCCGCGCGATCGGCGTTTCACCGCCCGCGATCACGCGCTGGCTCGATGGCACCGCGACGATCCCCCTGGAGATCGTCCCGAAAGTGGTCGCCTTCGCACAGGACCCCAAAGTATCGCCGTACACACTGCGCCCGGATCAGCGGAGTAACTGGGGGCTGCTGCTCCAGCAGCTCGCGGCCTGCCATGTCGGCGTGCTGTACGCGTTCAACGAGGGCGAAACCCCGCCGCGTAACGGCGCGCGCGGTGCAACGGATATCGAAACCACCGTATAACCGGGACACCAGCCATGTCGGGCACCGCCGATAGCTGCAAAAAGCAGCAAAAAATATTTTTTCGCGCTACCGCCTGTTACGGGTGGAAATATCTAAATTTAGCCGAAATGCTTCCTACGGAGTGTCACGCGGCGGAGGCGAATCATGGCTGAAAAACAGTCGCGTGGTCGCTTCAGAACGATTCACATGAAGATGTGGGCCGATGAAAAATTCCAGGCATTGTCACCGCTCCCGCCGAGTGGGCAGAGCCTGTGGATTTATCTCCTCACGGGTCCGCATACCGGGGTCATCCCTGGGGTGTTTTCTGCGGGTCGCGCGGGACTCGCTGAATCACTCGGCTGGAGTATGGAAGCCTTCGGGGAAGCCTTCGGGGAAGTCTTCCAGGAAGGGTTAATCGAGGTCGATTGGCATGCGCGCTTTGTATGGATTCCGAAAGCAATTTTGTACAACAAACCGCAGTCTCCGAACGTGATTTTGTCCTGGCAAAAAGACTGGATTTTACTGCCGGAATGCCCTCTGAAGGTGAGGGTAAGAGATGAGCTGGAAGCCTTGGTGGGCGGGCTCGGAGAGGCTTTCGGGAAGGCTTTCGGAGAGGCTTTCGACAAGCCTTCCGGGAAGCCTATGGCGAAGTCGCGCGCGATCGCGGAGCAGGAACAGGAACAGGAACAGGAAGGTAAACCTAACCCCTTAACACCTACGTCGAGTTCGCCAAAAACGGCGAACGTCGACCGCGCGATCGTGGGCGAGGTTTTCGCGTACTGGCAGCAGACCATGCACTCACCGCGCTCGATTCTCGACGACAGGCGGCAGCGATCAATCCGCGCAGCGCTCGCGATGGGCTACAACGCGGATCAGCTCTGCCGGGCTATTCACGGCTGTAGCCTCACGCCGCACAACATGGGGCACAACGATCGCAACCAGCGCTACGTGGGTCTCGACCTGATCCTGCGGGATGCCGACCACATCGACCGGTTTATCGAAGCCGATGCACACCCGCCAGCGACGAACGGTACTGCTCGCGAGAACATGCACCACGCCAGGCGTCGCACCGCTGAAGCGTTCGGCGTAGCTCCGCAAGCTACCCAGGCGAATGCGGGACGCAGCGAAATCTTTGACCTGCCACCGGAGGATTGCCATGTCATCGAACGAAAGCACTGAGACGCGCGGCGGATGGCTGTGGCGCAGGCTCGCTGCAATCTTCGGCGCGCGCTTTCTCGATATGTGGCGGGATATCGATCCGGCAGAGGTGCAGGCCGAGTGGAGCACGGCGACGCGCGGATTATCGCGCGAGGCGCTAATGCGAGGTATCTCGGCGTGCTACCACATGCGCGCGGTACCGACGCTACCCGAATTTCTCGACGCGTGTCGCAGTCAGCCCGCGATGTACACGCCGCACTCGATGCTCACCGATGAGCGACGTAGCGCGCCGGAGCATGCACGCGAGCAGCTCGCGCATATCCGCGAGATCGCAACCGCTGTGCTACGCGATGCTCCCGCACGCGGAGCGGGTACCGCCTGGGCGCGGCGGATTGTTGAGGAAGCGGCGCAGGGTACCGTCCTCCCTGGCAACCGCTTGCAGATCGCGCTCGATGCGCTGCGCAACTACGGGGAAACGCATGGGACCGCGAAACCTCAGGAACCCGAACTAACGATGCCGACGCGCGTACCATCGCCGCACATCTACGATCCGCTGCGCGAACCCGGCTGCGATGATGAGGAGCTGATGCAATGATCCAGTTCGAAAACGATATGGGCACGCGTAGCGAACAGCGACTCCTCGCCGTGCTGATTCGCGATCCGGCCTGTTTCCAGTACGTGAAGGATGTACGTCCTCAGGACTTCGCGCATGGTCTGCATGGTGAGCTGTTCCGCGCGATCGCTGCGGTGATCGAAGCGGGCGAGCATGCGAGTGTCCCGCATGTACTGGCCGCGCTCCACCTGCGATATCGCCGTATCCCGGATGGCTGGGCAAGCTACCTCGCACTCCTCTCGTATATCGATGGCACACCCGCTAACGCAGACGTCTATGCAGGGCTGATGCGGACGCACCAGATTCACCAGCGGGAGCTCGCGTGAAGATAGAATTCGTGATCCTTGGCGAGTGCGCATCAAAGGCCAACTCACGCGAGATCGTGACGCGGAAGATGCGGAATGCGGAGGGGCAGCTCAGGACCCGGCCCATGTCGATCAAGTCTGACAAGGCACGCGATTACGAACGGACTGCGATGCTCCAGATACCCGCATCAGCACGGCAGCGTCTCACCGGTCCGGTGCGCGTGACGCTGCGCCTCTGGTACGCGAGCGAACGGCCCGACCTCGATGAGTCGGTCCTCCTCGATGTGTTGCAGGATCGCTGGCACACCGTCCGGCGAGCCGGTAGCGACGTCCGCGAGCTGGTCCGCGAGGGTGTGTACCGGAACGACCGGCAGGTCCGCCAGAAGTTTGTTTTTCACGGTATCGATCGTGCGAACCCGCGCGCCGAGATCGTGGTTGAACCCTTGCAGGCGCAGCAGATTGCGCTTGCGCTTGAACCCGACTACGACCCACTGAGTGAGATTGCATGAACCAGTTGCACACCCGCGCTCTACACGACCGGCACCGCGCCAGCCAGCTCGTCCACGAAAACGAGCGCCTGCGCGAAGCGCTGCAACTCATCGCGGACATGAGCGAACACAGTATGAGCGCACTCACGCTACAGGACGTGGCGCGTATTGCGCGGACGGCACTTGTCCCGGTGAGCCTACCCAATCCCGCACTTGCTACCGGAGTCGAGCAATGACTGAAACCTCGCATACGGCCTCGCCGTTCAACCGTCTGCACAGGTGTTCGTGGCCCGGATGTGAGCGCGTGGTGCCGCGCTCGATGTGGGGATGCCGCGCGCACTGGTACGCACTACCCAGGGATATCCGCGTAGCAATCGGGCGTGCGTACCGTCATGGCCTCGACACTGACAGTCACCCCACGCGGACCTACGTCGACGCGTACCGCACGGCGCTCGCGTGGATTGCAGAGCGCGACGCGCAACGCGCTACCGGAACGCACGATTCAAACTGAAACTGGAGAACAGCATGAAAGTCCGCATCAGTGTTATCGACGGTGACAGCGCGCATGCGCTACGTGTGCTGCATTACGATCGCAACGTAGGGAGCGCGGCGAGAGGCCAGCCCACCGTGCAGGATATCGCCGGGAGCGGCGAGGTAGAGATCGTGCTCGATTCGGTACGCGATGCGAAGCTGAGTGCGATCCCCGTCCCGCAGTTCAACCGCGCAGTCTGAGCGGAGGTGTAACCGTGATTGATCTACCAGCGTTACCCGATCCGCTGCTGACCGTACACGACGCGCAGCCCGTAGCGGATTCGCGTATTGTCGCCAAGACATTCGGTAAGCGACACGCCGATGTACTCCGCACGATTCGCGACCTTCTGAGGATGCACCCCGATCTAGAGCGCAACTTTGCGTTCTTGATCGACGCATACGAGGCCGGGAAAGGTGCGCTACGCAAGTCCCCGTATTACCTGATGAACGAGGATGGTTTCATGCTGCTTGTTATGGGCTTTACAGGTGAAGCGGCCGTTCTACTCAAGCTCCGATTCATCGCTGCATACACGGCGATGCGTGATCTCCTCAACATGCAGCGCGATGCGTTAAACGAGCGTATGCGCGATTGGGAGTTGCGCGAGCGCGAATCCGCGCAGCGGGGGACGGTCGGCGGGAAAGCGCTTTGCGTCCGCAAGCGCGAAAAACCCGCACTTGAGGGCGAACACAGAAGCATTCTCCAGGCGGTACAGCTCACGTTACGACTGAACCAGGACCCGAAGTAAAACCGAAGTAAAAAACGAGGTGTGAGATGAAACGGATTGTTGCGGGCGCACTGCTGCTGGTGATGGCTTCCCTCTGTCACGCCTGGGGAACCGTCGGTATGGTCAATAACACGGATGGCGGCGCAATCCACCTGACGGACCGACGGTGTAACGATACAAGCTCGGGCTATGGCTACGCCTACGCGACGGGTGCCGGTCCCGATGTCGACGGGTGCTGGACGATCAACACGGATGGCGACGTGCAGGTGCACTGGTACCCGGACGGCTACGATGATTACTGGCGCACCTATGAGCGCTCGCATTTCCGCGTGACCGATTACGGCCGCGCGAACGGCTGGAATTGAGCTGTAGGCGTGCGATGATATTTAATCATTTGCGGCGCACGGTGTTTCAGGCTGAACGCGATGAGCCATCGCTATGTCCGCTTTGTAATGAGCCGCTTCTCGCACGTCGCGGCGAGCTGATCCGCTGGCACTGGTCACATTTTCCCGGTAAGCACGGCCGCGAATGTGACTGGTGGAGCGAATCGGACTGGCATCTGCGCTGGAAAGATGCGTACTGCCGAAACTTCCGGCAATGGATCGCTGAGTATCCGGTCACGCTGGCCGATGGCACGCGCTACATCATTGATGCTGCAAATCCCGTTACGGGACGCTACCGCGAATTCGTCCATAGTCTCTCACCGCGCTATGTGGACAAGCATCTCGACCTGATCGAAGCCTTCCCCGAACGCGATGCCGTGATGTGGCTCTGGGATGGCGAAGCCTTTGCGAGCGAGCGTCGTCGCCACTTCGAAAGCGGTTGCTACACGAACCTGCTGAAACCGCGCGCCGAGGCGCTTTACGATGTACTCGGCGGACTTGTGCATTTCAGCGGCGCATTGTGGTACCGGCGCGAAGGTGAATACCGGGCGTTCTGGGTCCGTTCGCAGACTGCGCGAGTCGGTCGTCTCCTGGAGGCGTTCAATACCCGTGGCTGCGTCGAAGCTGGCCAGTAACACGGAAACTCAGTTTTGCCCAGGAAAAATAGTAGGCAGCACTATTTTTTCTGGGCCGGTAACGGGCACGAAACCCGCCACACTTACCCGCTATGGCCCCTGTTCCGCGATAGCGAAAATGCAGATATTTTTGACAAGTGACAATTCATGGCTATTCTGGGGTATTAACGACGATGCTCTTAATTCGTCTCCAGCATCCGAAGCCCGCCCCCAAGCGGGCTTTTCTGTTTTCTGATCCCCCGGAAAAGCTCACCATGCGCGACTGTTACACAGCCACGGGTGCGGCTCTGCGCGACGCGCTGCGGTACTGCGTCGAGCGCGGCAGCGGCTCCTCGCTTGGCACGCTCCACCAGGGTATTCCGTCGATCGCAACCCTGATGGGGGACGACGCGAGTATCCAGGCTGCGCGGATACGCCGCCAGCTCGAACGCCTCCCGGTCGTGTCCCGCGCGCTCCTGATCGTCGCCTACGCGCCGCGCGACGTGGACTGCAACTGTCGCGCCGCGTGCTGCGCGGGGCGCTATCCGAATCCCGAATGGCGGGAAGCGCTCGATGTGGTGCTGATCCATACCGCACCGCTGCTGGTAGGCCATGCGCCCAATATCCGGCTCCGTAGCGCGATCGTGGCGAATCTCCTCACGCACACCCGCGAGACGGCGGTCGGGCTCGCGGCGCGCTGTGGCGTCCATCGCAAGACGATCGCGGAGCACACCGCGATCCTCGAAGCCGCGCTACTCGGCACCCGGAACCGGACCGGCGAGCTCGATACCGCTTTTGCGCGGCTCGATTCGCTCCTGCGTGGCGCGGGGATCGTGATCGCGCCAGGCGATCAGGAAAAGGCGGCTTAGCAGCATGGTCGCGATCCCGTTCGAAGCGGAGTCGATCGAGCGCTGGCCGCTTGATCGCATCCTCGAAGCGCCGCGTAACCCGCGCACGCACACCGCCGCCCAGGTCGATGAGCTCGCAGCCTCGATGCAGGAGTTCGGCTGGACGATCCCGCTCCTCGTCGACGAGCGCGGTGAGCTGATCGCGGGGCATGGGCGGTTACGTGCCGCGCGCCAGCTCGGGATGGAGGACGCGCCGGTTATCGTCGCGCGAGGCTGGAGCGATGCGCAGAAACGCGCGTACCGGATCGCGGACAATAAACTCGCCCTGAATGCGGGATGGGATGCCGCGCTCCTTTCGGAGGAGCTGGCCTCGCTCGCGGTCGACGGTTTCGCGATCGATCTCCTCGGCTTCACCGATGAGGACATGGCGCGGCTCACCGATGACACGGACCGCCTCTCGCTCGCGAACGCGGCGCATAGTGCGCTCCAGAGTGATCCGACCGACTGGCGACACGCCAACGCCTCGGATGGGTCAGGCCAGGCCAGCGCCGCCAGCGCCCCGCAGACGGCTGGCGCCGCGCCGACCTATACACCGATATACAGCCCACCCGGCACGCCCCCGCAGGGCGCTCCCGTCGCACAGCTCGCGGTGTTCTCGTGCATGCTCACACTCGCGGATCGTCCCGCGCTGTTCGACGCGATCGGCCAGGCGCGTACGCGAGGAGCCGCCGATAGTGGCGCAGCGCTGGTGCTGATCGCGCGCGAATGGCTCGCCGCGCAAACGGAGAACGATCCGCAATGAACCACTCGATGCGCTCATCCGATATCGCTTTCACCGCGTACCCCTGGGAAGACGGGTATGCGACGCCAGAGCTTTACGTCTGGACCGATGACCTCACACTCGGGCACGGACAGGAAACCCATTTTGGCTACGTGTACGAAGGGGGCGCGCGCCTCATGCAGAACGGTCACGCGTGGATGCTCCATGCGGGGCAGTACTTCTGCGTGGCGGGTCGCTTCTCGCTCCAGGCGCGAAAGAGCCGCGGCGTGATGATGAAGGCGGCGAACTGGCGCGGGCTGTTCAGCCTCGGCGGTCCCGTGGAGCGTAAGGGACGGCTCCGTTATATCGACCAGTGCAGCGACACGACGGTGATCCAGCCCGTCAAACGCGGCGATCCGTGCCTGAACCTGCTGTACTTCCCGCCTGGTGTACTCCAGACCGCGCATACGCACCCGTCCGACCGGCTCGGCGTGGTCCTCTCGGGGCGCGGGACGTGTATCGCGCGGAATCAGGGCATCGATGAGCGTTTCGCGCTGGAACCCGGGATGATCTTCTGCATCAGTGCGGGCGGCCGGCACCATTTCGCCACCGATCGCGGCGATGAAATGCGCGTGGTCGCGTATCACCCCGACTCCGATACCGGGCCGACCGATGACGATCACGCGATGATTAACCGGACCATGGTCGACGGTATCTCGGCGCGCAAGGTCCGGGCGATCCGCACGCGTGGTAACGAGACGCTGGAGCCTTCATGACAGCGGAAACGAAACGGCGCAAGACACTCGACCGACGTTTTATCGAGGCCAACGTACTCGATGCGTCGCTGGAGCGTATGCGTCACCTGTTCGCGCGCTTTGACCGGATCGTGGTGAGCTTCTCGGGCGGGAAGGACTCGACGGTGGTCCTCCAGCTCGCGCTACAGGTCGCGCACGAAATGCAGCGCTTGCCGCTGGAGGTGCATTTTTACGACGAGGAAGCGATCTCGTCCGACACCGAGGCGTATGTCGAACGGGTGCGGAACTGGCCGGACGTGGCACTCACCTGGTTCTGTACGCCGATCAAGCACCGTAACGCCTGTTCGCGGGCGCAGCCCTACTGGTTCTGCTGGAATCCCGATGAGCGCGATATCTGGGTCCGACCGATGCCCGCGTGTGCGGTCGACGCGGTACCGGGCTTTGTGCGCGGGATGATGATCCCGGACTGTTCGCACCTCCCCTTTACCGGCGGGGCGCAGACGATCGGGATGCTGCGCGGTATCCGTACGCAGGAGTCGCTGCGCCGACTCAACATGACAACGAAGCGGACGATCGATAACTACATTCATCAGAGCCCGAACGCGAAAAACATGTGGCTGTGCGATCCGATATACGACTGGAAATTCGAGGACGTATGGGTTGCGCCCGCGATACAGGGATGGGATTACAACACGACCTACGATCGCTTCGAGGCGATGGGCGTCTCGCACAACGACATGCGCGTGTGCCCGCCCTTCGGTGAGGAACCGCTCGCGCTCCTCCATACGTGGGCGGTCTGTTACCCCGATATCTGGCACCGCATGATCGCGCGCGTTCCCGGCGCTGCAACGGCGGGCCGTTACGCGCTCACCGAGCTCTACGGGCACCGGCTCAAAGCCCCGCCTGAGGGACTGACGTGGCGCGAATGGACGTGGCGCGTGATCGATCTCTACAGCGAACCGTGGCGCTCGCGGGTCGCGATGACGCTCCACCAGGCGATCCGGCT